CTCGTTCGTAAACAAATCAAATAACTGAATAAGGAATACTTAATGATTTTTCGTAAATATATGGCAATGAGTTTGATTGCTTCTGTTGCATTTCACGCTAATGCAACAGAAGACCTACCACTATATAAACCCACTAGTGGAGTTTCTGGTACATTATCTAGTATTGGATCAGATACCCTTGCGAATCTTATGACACTTTGGACAGAAGAATTCAAAAGGCAATATCCAAACGTGAATATTCAGGTTCAAGCCGCAGGATCGTCTACAGCGCCTCCCGCTCTAACCGAAGGAACGTCTAATTTTGGACCAATGAGTCGGGAGATGACAGATAAAGAAATTCAGGCTTTTGAAACTCGACATGGATATAGACCAACCGCTTTTCGAGTAGCCATTGATGCATTGGCAGTATATGTCCATAAGGACAATCCAATACAATCAATGACAATTTCTCAAGTTGATTCTATTTTCTCGGTAACTCGTCGTTGCGGAGGAAGTGAAATAAATAATTGGGGACAACTTGGTTTAGATGGATCTTGGGAAAATAAATCAATCCAGTTGTATGGGAGAAATTCTGTATCTGGTACTTATGGGTATTTTAAAGAAACCGCATTATGTTCAGGTGATTTTAAAAATACCGTAAATGAACAACCGGGTTCGGCATCAGTAGTACAGTCTGTGACCAAATCGCTTAATGGTATTGGTTATTCCGGTATTGGTTACATCACTTCTGGTGTTCGCGCCGTTCCGTTGGCGACAGAAGAAGGCGAAGAACCCATTCCGGCAGATGCGGAACATTCTTCAAACGGAAGTTATCCTTTGGCTCGACATCTTTTCGTATATGTCAATAAGAAACCAGATCAAGATCTTCCTCCATTGGAAATGGAATTTCTGAAATTAGTATTATCCCGACAAGGACAAGATATTGTAGCTAAGGATGGTTATGTTCCACTTGATGTAAAACAAGTTGAACGAGAAATTAAAAAGCTTCAATGATGAAGTTAATTCAAAATTTTTATGAATCTAAATATGTTTGGTTTTGGGAAGAAGATGATGTAATATGCAGTCCCATCTTCGAGACCCAAGATGAAGCATTGGATTGGATTGAATCCATAAAAGAAACGAAAGAGGAATTACGATGATTAAACAATTTATGAGTTTTGGTGTTGGTGTTATGATTGCTGGTTCTGCTATGGCTGAACAAAACTACCTTTCAGATATGTTTTCCGAAGCAAGGTATTACACGGAATATAAGAATGATTGGGTATGGAATGACGGGCATTACCAAGATAACTCGACAAGAAACAATATCCGGCTTGGCGTGCAGTTCCCGATCTTCTATGCGGAGGCGGGTCCGGTAGAATCTGATGGTGAATTTGGGACTTCGTATGAGGTTGGGTATAAGTACAACTTCAATGAAGCAATTCAACTCAAAGGTAAATTTGAAGGATATCAATTTGATTCCTTTGAAGGTCCGGTAGTCTCAAAATTTGAGACTGAGGTTCGATACTACTTCAATTAAACCGCCTCTCTGGAGCGGGAGATTATTCTCCCGCTTTACGATTACATCTTCCGGAACTATAATATAATCCTCTGCTCTGAATAATCCCTTAAATAAGGAACTTCAAAGGATGGAAGAAAAACAAGTAAACATTCTAGTAAACTGGCTTATCGCGTTTCTTGTTGTTGCTGCGATTCTAGTGACCGTTAGCCGAATCAATTTATACGTCATGAAGAACAAAGTTGAGACTTACGCATTGGCGTTGCCCGCTGCGCAAGAGGCAGACCGCACTTCTCCGCTGCGGAGAGAGGCTATTTGCCTTGCTCAGAACATATACCATGAGGCGCGCAATCAATCGCTCCGAGGGCAGCTCGCGGTGGCTTCGGTCACCATGAACAGGGTGTATGCAAAGAGGTTCCCGGATACGGTCTGTGGAGTGGTATATCAGCAGAACAAGAGGGGATGTCAGTTCACTTGGATCTGTAAACATCGTTGGGTTGACGTGAATACACCAAAGTTTAATGAAAAATACAGACTTGCGGTGAGAATCTTGACTGGAGAAATTGAACTTGAATCTTTAGATAATGCCGTTTATTATCATGCCAATTACGTTCGTCCTTGGTGGGCGAAATATAAATCTTTCGTTGAACAAATTGGTGCTCATAAATTCTATCGAGAAAAACAAGCATGACCAAAGAAGAAAAAACGTCTTTCTCATTGGGGATCCAATATCTGGCCCAAGAAAAGAATATTGGAGTTCTCGAAGCGGTAATTCTACATTGCGAGAATACCGGACTTGAGATTGAGGTTGCTGCCCAACTAATTGATGATTCCCTCAGAGACAAGATTGAAGAGGAAGCTAAAAAGATGAGATATATTCAGAGGACATCAGAACTACCAATATGAACGGGTATGAAGCATATCAAACCTTTCAAGCGGTAAGATTACATTTCACTTCAAAGGATTTTGATTATTTCAGATACAACGGAAAAACCAGAACAAGTCTGGAATCCTTTGAAACCAAAAAGGACAAATATTCATATCATAAACTAGCAAGGATGTATAATGATCACGATCTACCTTATTACATTATGTGCGGCTTTATGGAAAAAGATAAAACTTGGATTCGGGATCTTCTACTAGAAGAACCTCAAGAAAGGTTTAAGGAATGGACTAAACGGCAACAATCAAGAATGTACTTATTCAAGGAGGATTTATGTAGAATTGAAGAGTATGAATTTGGAGACATTATTCGATCAGTAGAAGGTCAGAATCCTGAACTGCTGAATCTTGTATATCAGAACGAAATAACAACAGACACACTTTTGATACTAGATTGTCTGTTGAACCTTCTAGAAGCTTGGGATAAAAAGATTGATGATGATTTTATTTGGAAGGGTTTTCACCGTAGAATGAAAAAATATAAACCATTTTTTCTCAACTACGCTCCAATTAGCGTCCCTGCTTACAAGAAGGAACTAGTGAATATTTTGTCCATTACAAAGTGAACCTATATAATAATCTAACGTTATGTGAAAGTGGACAAGCCGAACATTACGCAAAATCGCAAAAAAGGATAAAAAAATATGTCAAGTCTATCTGCTCTTAAAAAGAAAACTTCGCTCGACAAACTCACCAAGGAGCTGGGCAAGCTCAAGACCGGTGGCGGAAGCAAGGATGAACGCTTCTGGCAACCAGAGGTTGACAAGGCTGGTAACGGGTATGCTATTATCCGGTTCCTCGACACTCCGTTTGTTGACGGAGAAGAGGGTATGCCTTGGATACAGGTCTTCAATCACGGCTTCCAGGGACCAGGAGGTTGGTTTATCGAGAACTGTCTCACTAGTATCGGACAAGCTTGCCCGGTGTGTGAGCAGAACGGTAAACACTGGAACAGCGGGGTCGAGTCCGACAAGGATATTGCTCGGAAGCAAAAACGGAAGCTTTCGTACATCTCAAATATCCTTGTAATCAAGGACAGCGAGCATCCCGAAAACGAAGGTAAGGTATTCTTGTATCGCTTCGGTAAAAAGATTTTTGAGAAGATCAAAGAGCAAATTGAACCTCAGTTTGAAGATGAGACTCCTCTGAATCCGTTCAACTTCTGGGAAGGCGCGAATCTGAAACTCAAGATTCGTAACGTTGATGGATATCGGAATTACGACAAATCTGAGTTTGATCGTATGTCTGCTATCTCGGAAGACGATGATGAAATTGAAAAGATCTGGAAACAATCGTATTCTCTAAAAGAATTCCTAGATGCGAAAGAATTCAAGAGTTACGATTTCCTACAGAAGAAGCTTTCTCAGGTTCTGGGGAACGTTGTCGCAAGTAGGACAATTGAAGAAGATTCGGGAGATGATGAACCTTCTGTCAGTTATACTACCAATTCTCCTTCGAATTCCTTCTCGGGTAATTCGAACGGAGACGAAGACGAAGATACGCTATCGTTTTTCAAGAAACTGGCTCAAGAATAAAACGAAGGAATGACTAGGGGATCTTGAATCCCCGCGTCAAACCCGGAAACTGACCCACCTCGAGGTCTTGCGGAAATGACGGCTAGTCCGTCATTTCTGTTTTCCGAGGGAACAACGGTAGTGGAAGTCGGGTTGACGTTATTGATTATGATATTTGATCCGGAACCATTTTCTGGTGTCGGAATCGATTCCGGAGGCTTAGGTAAAGCTTGGGGAGAAACCGGAGCAGAAGTGCCTTCAG